CAAACTACGCGCGCCAACGCAGCGCAGCAAAGCCAGCGCAATCCGCGCTAGCTATGCTGCAATCCGTTTCTGGCAATTTGCCAGAGGGGGGTGGGTAGGGCCGTGGCCGCGGTGCGCGCGCGCGGGAGGGATCGCAAACAATTTTTATTTTTTTATTATTTGTAGATGCAAAAAAGCCACCCGCATCAAAGCCTGTTGCGTATCTGCATCCTTTGGATTATTGTACGACCAATGACTTTCTACTCACTGCCATTTACACCAGAGCGGGTGCAAGCCACCGAGTCGCGGCTGGAGTCTATCTATGAAGCTGCGCGCTACGGGCTAAAGGGTGACAGCCTCGCTATGGCCGCTGGCATGACACCGCGGCAGTTCCGCGTGTTAGCCGACGCTGACCCACTGGTCGAGATGGCTGAGATCAAGGGCAGGGCTGATGGCGAGATGACTGCGGCCAAGACCATGTACGAAGCAGCACGCGATGGCGACGCTAAGGCAGCACTCGACATACTGAAGCACAACCACGGCTGGGTAGCCAAGCAGCAGATCGACGTAAACATCGACCAACAGATAAGTATCACAGGCGCGCTGGAAAAAGCACAGACGCGCGTCATCGAAGGGCTGTACACAGAACTGCCCCGACTAGAGGACAACACATACCATGCAAGCACCGATATATTCAGCCCAAGACGAGATGGAGTTGATGGCAAGGTTGTGGTCGCCGACGCTGAAGGATGACCCACTAGCGTTCGTACTGTACACATTCCCGTGGGGGCAGGCTGGCACGCCGCTGGAACACTTCCCCGGCCCGCGTAAATGGCAACGTCAGATACTAGCTGACCTGCGTGACCACATCAAAGCAAACAACGGTAAGGTTGACTTTGACACCGCGCGCATGGCGACAGCGTCAGGACGCGGTATCGGCAAGTCAGCCTTAGTGTCATGGCTAACGATATGGATGCTATCCAGCAGGATCGGATCGACCACCATCGTGTCGGCAAACTCCGAGGCGCAGTTGCGGTCAGTCACATGGGCAGAAATTACTAAGTGGCTGGCGATGTCGCTCAACAGTCACTGGTTTGAGATAGCTGCCACACGCATCATGCCAGCCAAGTGGCTGACGGAACTGGTCGAGCGTGACCTTAAGAAAGGTACGCGCTACTGGTCAGTCGAAGGCCGGCTGTGGTCCGAAGAGAACCCAGACGCCTACGCTGGTGTCCACAACTTCGACGGTGTGATGCTCATATTCGACGAAGCCAGCGGTATACCCGACAGCATCTGGTCGGTGAGTGACGGGTTCTTCACAGAGAATACGCCGCATCGGTTCCATTTGGCGTTTTCCAACCCGCGGCGCAACACAGGCTATTTTTACGAAACGTTCCACAGCAAGCGGGCGTTCTGGTCAACACGCGTCATCGACGCACGCGATGTAGAGGGTACAGATAAAAACCTGTACCAGCGCATTATAGATGAGTACGGGCCAGACAGCTACCAAGCCAGTGTCGAAGTGTACGGCGCGTTCCCGTCAGAAGGCGACGATCAGTTCATCGGCAGCAATCTGGTCGATGATGCCATGAAGCGGCCAGCAGCCAAGGACAGCAGCGCGCCCATCGTCATAGGTGTAGACCCGGCACGGTTCGGGGCTGACGCTACGGTCATCGCCATACGGCAGGGCCGTGACATCCTAGAGTTGCGGAGACACCGCGGCGCGGACACGATGGAAGTGGCAGGATACGTCATCGACGCCATAGAGCAGTTCCAGCCGGCGCTGGTCTGCATCGACGAAGGCGGGCTAGGCGCAGGCGTCGTGGATAGGCTGAAGGAGCAGCGGTACAAAATACGCGGCGTGAACTTTGGCAACAAGGCTAAAAACCAGACGATGTGGGGCAACAAGCGCGCAGAGATGTGGGGTGCCATGCGTGACTGGCTCAGGACGGGCCACATCCCGACAGACAGGTTCCTGAAGACAGACCTCATCAGCCCCAAGACTAAGCCTGACAGCAGGGGTACGCTGTTCCTAGAAAGCAAGAAAGATATGAAGTCACGCGGGCTGGCCTCGCCAGACGCAGCGGACGCCATAGCGGTCACGTTCGCATTTCCTGTAGCATCTACTGATCCGCGTCTGACACGCGTTGACAAGCATCGCACAAGAGGCTATTCTCCCGCAGGAATTTCTACATCATGGATGGGGTCTTGACCATGGCAGCCAAAAAGGGTCTGTACGCTAACATCAACGCCAAGCGCGAACGCATCGCTGCCGGTTCAGGCGAGAAAATGCGTAAGGTAGGCGCCAAGGGCGCCCCTACAGCTAAAGATTTCAAAGAAAGCGCCAAGACGGCCAAGCCAACTAAGAAGGGTAAGTAAATGCCAGCCAACAAATATACGCGCAGCCTGTACAAAACCGGTACTGTAGCATCTGAGAAAGCTGCGATTGCTAACCGCGACCCAGCCCGCAAGGCAGCCGCTGAAAAGATTACGAAGCGCGAAGGCACGACAAGCCCCGCCGGCGCTCGCTCAGCACTATTGCGAATGGCACCACCAAGCAAGCCAGCTAAAACGCCAACAGTTAAAATGCCTGCTAAACCGTTAACAGCCAAACCGACTAAGAAAGGTAAGTAACATGAAATACCCTCCCGGATATAGAGGCCCTACATTACCTTCAGCGCCAGTGCGCGGTGGAGTAAGAAGAGGTGCAGACATTGGCCCCCGCATCAAAACAGGCTTGGGAGTTACTAGTGGCCCTAAGCCAAGCTCTGTCCCTCGCATCAAAACAGGCTTGGGAGCTATTAGTGGCCCTAAGCCAAGCCCTATCCCTCGTGTCAAAACAGGCTTGGGAGCTATTGGTGGCCCTAAGCCAAGCTCTGTCCCTCGCATCAAAACAGGCTTGGGAGCTATTGGTGGCCCTAAGCCAAGTGTCCGCGGCCCGCAAATTATCCGCACTACTACAAACATGAAGTCATCGCCAATGGGTAAAAAGCGTTAATCATGCCTCTTAGTAAGTCACCCAGCAAAGCTGCGTTCCGCAAGAACATCAAAGCGGAAGTAAATGCGGGTAAACCTGTGAAACAAGCCGTCGCCATCGCATATAGCGTGAAGCGCGCCGCCAGCAAAGGCAAGAAATAATTTATGGCCGACCCCACAGGCATTGAAGCGGCAGGCAAAGTCGCCAACGTAGGATCGAACGCGCCTAAGACAACGCGCGACGATCACGATAAGATGGCTACTATGCGTAGCCGTCTTACGATGACGCAGGCTGCGTATTCAGATAGCCGTGAGGACGAACTAGACGATCTACGCTTTATGGCTGGCAGCCCTGACAACCAGTGGCAGTGGCCGGCTGACGTGTTGTCAACACGCGGCAGCGTGCAAGGACAGGCTATCAACGCACGTCCATGCCTGACAATCAACAAGCTGCCACAGCACGTCCGTCAGGTAACAAACGAGCAGCGACAGAACCGGCCAAACGGTAAAGTAATACCCGCGGATGACAACGCTGACGTACAGGTAGCCGAGATATTTAACGGTGTGGTGCGCCACATTGAGTATATGTCAGATGCCGACGTTGCGTATGACACAGCCTGCGACAACCAAGTCACTTACGGCGAAGGTTACATCCGTCTGCTGACTGAGTATTGCAACGACGATACGTTTGACCAAGACATCAAGATTGGCCGCGTCCGTAACTCATTTAGTGTTTACATGGACCCCACTATCCAAGACCCATGCGGCTCAGATGCCGAATACTGCTTTATCACTGAAGATATACTAAAGTCAGAATATGAGCGTTTGTTTCCTGACGCATCGCCAATTAGCACATTATATAGCCAAGGCGTCGGTGATCAGGGCATTTCGTCGTGGCTACAAGAAGATACAATCCGCATCGCGGAGTATTTTTACAACGTCTACGACTCCGAAACGCTGCATCTGTACCCAAATAACCAGACTGCCAAGGCTAACTCGCCGGAAGACAAAGAACTTAAAAACATGTACGGCAAACCGCTTCGCACACGCAAAGTGGACCGAAAAAAAGTCATGTGGATGAAGACCAATGGCTATGACATTCTTGACGAGCGCGAATGGTCAGGCAAATATATTCCTGTCGTGCGCGTAATCGGCAACGAATGGTAAGTTGACGGACAGATATACATCTCTGGTCTTGTGCGTAACGCCAAAGACGCCCAGCGTATGTACAACTACTGGACCAGCCAAGAGGCAGAAATGCTTGCATTGGCGCCTAAAGCGCCATTTATCGGTTATGGCGGCCAATTTGAAGGCTACGAAAACCAGTGGAAGACTGCCAACACGACCAACTGGCCGTATTTGGAAGTCAACCCAGACGTTACAGACGGCGCTGGAGGCGTTCTCCCGCTGCCTATGCGCGCACAGCCACCGCTGCCCCAAACAGGTCTGATACAGGCTAAAATGGGCGCTGGAGAGGACATCAAGGCCACAACCGGCCAGTACGATGCGTCGTTGGGCGAGCAAGGCAACGAACGGTCTGCAAAAGCTATCGTCGCACGCGAAAAGCAGGGCGATGTCGGCACGTATCACTACGTTGACAACCTTGCGCGGGCAATTCGCTACATCACGCGCCAAATCGTCGATATGATCCCTAAAATCTACGACACGCAACGCATCGCACGCATCATTGGTGCTGATGGCGAAGTTAGCATGGTCAAAATGGACCCGTCGCAGGAAGAAGCTGTTACGGAAGTGCGTGACGAAACCGGCGCGTTGATTGAAAAGATTTACAACCCCGGCATTGGTACATATGACGTTATGGTCACTACTGGCCCCGGCTACATGACCAAGCGTCAAGAAGCACTCGACGCCATGAGCCAGATTTTGCAGTCTAACCCAGAACTTTGGTCTGTTGCCGGTGATTTGTTTGTCAAGAACATGGATTGGCCCGGCGCGCAGGAAATGGCGGAACGGTTTAAGAAAATCCTTGATCCCAAGGTACTGGCTACCGACGAAGAGTCGCCTGAAATGGCTGCTGCACAAGAGCAAATGGAAGTTATGGCGCAAGAACTGAACCGCATGGTCGATATTATTGAAGGCGTGCAGGCAGACGTTGCGAAGCGTGAAGTAGACATCAAGGAATACAAGGCACAGGTAGACGCCTACGATGCAGAAACAAAACGCATCAGCGCCATGCAAGCGGGGATGACAGAAGAGCAAATTCAGGATATTGTCATGGGGACGATTGCAGGCGCATTGGATACAGGTGATTTGATTAGCGGATCACCAGAAATGCGTGAGCAACCTCAAATGATTGAAGAAATGCGTGAGCAACCTGAAATGACCGAAGAAATGCCTCCGCAGCAACCAATGCAAGATACGGGCGGTATGCCTGAGATGCCACCTGAAGGAATGATGTAATGACCGTAAGCCTTAAACATACCTTTCAGTCTGCTAAAGTTGATAGCGCCGACGCAACGATTGTCCAGCCATCCAACTGGAACCAAGAACACGTATTGACAGCGGCTGCGGGTAAAGTTCTTGGCCGAGATACGTCAGGCGCAGGCGCGGTGCAAGAGTTGCCTATTTCCGTTACGTCTGCGGGCGATGTTACTATACCTAACAACTTTGCCGTCACAGGCACTACGACGCTTACCACCGCACTTGGTGTTGCGTCGGGCGGCACCGGCGTAGCCACACTTACAGCTAACAACGTCCTGATCGGGAATGGTACGTCTGCTGTTTCGACTGTTGCGCCCGGCGCATCAGGTAACGTACTTGTCAGCAACGGTACATCGTGGGCGTCTTCAGCGGCAGCAGTGGCCTACCCGCAAAACATCCAATCAGCAAACTACACGCTGGTTATTAGTGACGCAGGCAAGCAGATATTTCACCCTGTGGCCGACACCACTCCACGCAAATACACTATCCCATCAAACGCCAGCGTCGCGTTTCCTATCGGCACGGTAGTATTGTTTACAGTAGAAAACAGCGGTACGTTTGTAACCGTAGCAATAAACAGTGATACACTTGTTTTTGGTGCGGGAACAACAGGGACGCTTGCAGTCGCCGCAAATAACACGCTCATGTGCATTAAAGTTACCGCAACCAAATGGATGGCAAACTATTTATACCAAACAGGCAGCGCGGCGGCGTCTGACTCTATTGCCGTAGCGCACAACACAACACCCTTTGTTTCTGCCTACCCGTTTAACGTCAGTACTGGTTTTGGTATTAAATATACCGACCCAGCTACACTGCCTACTGGCACCAGCTACGGCGTAGCCTTTAGTCTTGCTGGCGATGCTATTGCCGTAGCGCACGACACAACTCCTTTCGTCACTGCTTATCCTTGGAGCGGTTTAAGTTTTGGCACTAAATATACCAACCCAGCTACACTGCCTACTGGCCTTGGCTTTGAGGTAGCTTTTAGTGCTGCTAGTGACGCCATCGCTGTAGCGCACGACGTATCACCACGCATTTCTGCTTACCCTTTTAACGCCAGCACTGGCTTTGGTACCAAGTATACCAACCCAGCTACGGTGCCTACAGGCGCTGGCACTGGCGTAGCTTTCAGCCCCGCAGGGAATGCTATCGCCGTAGCGCACGACACATCACCCTTTGTCTCTGCCTACCCGTTTAACGTTAGCACTGGCTTTGGCACTAAATATACCAACCCAGCTACGCTGCCTACGGGCCAAGGCACAAATGTAGCTTTTAGTCCTGCGAGCGACGCCATAGCTGTATCGCACCTCGTATCACCTTTTGTTTCTGTATACCCGTGGAGTGTTGGTTCTGGCTTTGGTACTAAATACGCTAACCCAGCTACGCTGCCTGCTGGCATTTGCAACGGCGTAGCGTTCAGTCCTGCTGGCAATGTCATCGCCGTAGCGCACAACACAACACCTTTTATTTCTGCATACCCGTGGAGCGGTTCAAGTTTTGGCACTAAATACACTAACCCAGCTACACTGCCTGCTAGCGACGCCAACAACATAGCGTTCAGCCGCGGTGGTGATGCCATTGCCGTAGCGCACAACTTAACACCTTTTGTCACCGCATACCCGTGGAGTGTTGGTTCTGGCTTTGGCACTAAATATACCAACCCAGCTACACTGCCTGCTGGCACTGGCAACGGCATAGCGTTTGGCATTTTTTAAACAGGACATTATATGATCTACACACAACTCAGCGATGAATACAAATACGACACACTCGCGGATGCGATGTATGCGCGTGAGGTTGAGTATTTTCATTACGACTTTGACCGTAAGAACTTTGAGCATCTGCTGGCAAACGCTACAGACAACGAGTTTGCGGCCAGCGTAGCAGAAAGACTTAACGACACCTGCAAGCAAATGGGCAATGTGGGCGCCATCATGACGGCGCTGAAAGCACAGATTGAAGACGAACAAGCATATGCAGACGCCGTCGTGCGTGTAACCGCCAAGCGGGAAGCAAAGGAAGCAGAATAATGTGGTATGTCCAAGCCCAAGGCGACACCTTCATACGCCACATCTTTGATGTCGAGCCGACGCAGTGGGACGCGGATAACTATTGCTATGCCCGCCGTTTGACTGACGAGCAAGTAACGCACTTTGGTGTTCACAAGAAGCAGATCGTCACGCCGCCATATCACGATGCAGCCACACAGAGCCTTGAAGAAGGCCCAGCGTTGCTAATCGACGGCGTTTGGACACAGAACTACATTGTGACGGACCTTAGCGCAGATGAGTCAGCCGCAAAGGTCGGCGCGCAATGGAATGTCATTCGCGCTGAACGTAACAAGCTGCTGGTTGCTTCGGATTGGACGCAACTACCTGACGCGCCTGTAGACGCTGCTGCGTGGGCTACATACCGTCAAGCCTTACGCGACGTAACGACCCAAGCTAACCCGTTTGCTATCGTCTGGCCCGAAAGTCCATCATCATGAAATGCGCTGACTTTGTAGGCACACTGTTTCTTGCGCGCGATGTAGCCCATTCGACGCACCTGAACACGCGCAGCTTTGCCAAGCACTCTGCTTTGAACACTTTCTATGATGAAGTGATTGACTTGGCTGACAAATTTGCTGAAGCGTACCAAGGCAAATATGGCCTAATTGGCCCTATTTCGCTTATGTCAGCTAAGAAGACAAACAATATTGTTGCGTTTCTTGAAGGTCAGGTAGACGAACTGATGGAAATGCGGTATAAAGTCGTTGATAAAGATTGCACCCCTTTGCAAAACATTATCGACGAGATTTTTGGGTTGTATTATTCAACCTTGTACAAATTGAAATTTTTGGCTTAGGATAATACATATGGCTGCTACTTTTGTATCTTTGAGTGCTACCGCACAAGTCAAGGTTGGTCTTGGTAAACTGAAGGGTATTTTTGTATCTTCAGGTACCGTTCCAACTGTCGCTGTTTACGACAGCGCAACGGCGTCTACCGCCGATCCAATTATCTTAAACACTTTTACGTCAGCTACCCCCGGTAACTATGTGTTCACCGGCGACGATGGCGGCGTAGGTTTTAGCAAGGGTTTGTATGTCGTTCTTGGCGGCACAACACCCAAGGCAAGCATTTTTTACGAGTAAACCTTACTCAGAAAACCGTACTGATGCGGCACATCAGGAACTCCATAGGAGTTAAACATGGACGAAACAGTCCCCAACGTAGCGGATGCCTCCGCGCCAGAACTCGAAGCCACGGCAGCAATCGAGCCTGTAGAAAACACGACGCCGGAAACGCCTGCTGAACAGGAAGCAAATAAGTCCTTCACACAAGAAGAACTTGACGCAATTGTTGGCAAGCGCCTCGCAAGAGAACAGCGCAAATGGGAGCGCGAACAGGCTCAAAGAGCAGAGGAAGTCCAAGCCCGCCAGCAAGCAGGCTATGATATTACCCCTGATCAATTTGAGACATATGAAGATTACGCAGAGGTTTTGGCCGAACGTAAAGCTGAAGAATTGCTGGCACGGCGAGATACTGCCCGTCAGCAAGCTGAAATGCAGGATGCCTACCATGATCTAGAAGAGGCAGCGCGGGACAGGTATGATGACTTTGAACAAGTCGCATACAATCCCAACCTTCCTATTACGGATTTCATGGCGCAAAGCATCCAAGCGTCAGACGCAGGCCCAGACGTTCTATATTATCTCGGCTCTAATCCGAAAGAAGCTGATCGTATTGCCCGTCTAGCGCCAATTTTGCAGGCAAAAGAAATTGGAAAACTTGAGGCTTCATTGTCCTCAAATCCGCCGGTTAAAAGAACTTCAAACGCCCCGGCTCCGATTGCGCCTGTCACAGCACGTTCTACTGGGTCAAACCAGTTTGACACAACTGATCCTCGTTCGACTAAGTCAATGACTACGTCGGAATGGATCGAAGCAGAACGTATGCGGCAGATCAAGAAGTACGAGGCACAACGCAACAGATAATTTGGGATTATTACCATGTCTAACTCGATTTTAACAATTGATATGATCACGCGGAAGGCTCTAGAAATTCTAGAGAATAACCTCGTGCTTACTCGTAACGTAAACCGCCAGTACGACGATAGCTTTGCTGTCGAAGGTGCTAAAATTGGCTCAACCCTGCGTATCCGTCTTCCAGACCGTGCGCTTGTAACTGACGGCGCAGCCCTTCAGGTACAGGATGACAACGAGCAGTTCACAACTCTTGCTGTTTCCACCCAGAAGCACATCGGCGTCAACTTCACGACTGCTGAATTGACGATGCAGCTTGACGATTTCGCAGACCGCGTTCTCAAGCCACGTATCTCGCAGCTTGCTGCCAGCATCGACGCTGACGTTGCTAACTCGTTCTTGACCATTGGTAACACTGTTGGCACGCCCGGCACTACGCCAGCTACTTCGGCTGTTCTTCTTGCTGCACAGCAGAAGCTCAACGAAAATGCTGCTGTAATGTCGCCACGCTATGCAACTGTTAACCCAGCCGCTAACGCTGGTTTGGTTGAAGGTCTGAAGGGTCTATTCAACCCAACCGACACGATTAGCAAGCAGTTCAAGAACGGCATGATGGGTACAGGCGTACTTGGCTACGACGAAATCAATATGTCGCAGTCAATCAAGCAGTTTACCGTTGGTTCGCGTACTGCA